AGAAACGTCGTGACGTTGCCGACCGTGTAGTACAGCGAGGAGATGCCGAACTCGTCCGCCGAATAGCCAATGGGCTTCGCCACCTCCGCCTGAGACTGGGTCGTCGCTGCCGTATCGACGGAGTAGAAGATCGACAGGTCGAGATCGCGGATGACCCGAATCTCGCCCAGATTGATGATCTCCGGGATGCTGCCCTGAAACTCCGCATCGTCGTCTTCGAGCCACGCCTGAAGGCTGGCGGTCAGCTGGGTCGCATTGGTCGTGTAGCTCATGGGTTCTGCCCCAGCGTGTAGAGGTCCGTGACGCCGGTCAGCGCCGCGAACTCTGTGTTCGTGTTGATGGTGAAGGTCGCTCCCTTGTCAGTGGATACGCCCACCATGCCCTGCGCGGGCGAGAAGTCAGCCTGACCAACGATGTAGACCTTGCCGTTGATGATCTCGCCGCGTTTCACGTTGCCGCGCCCACTGAGCTGGCCGTTGCGAATATCGTTGTAGGTCCATGTGGGATTGCTGGTCAGCGCCCCGTTGCTGCGCCACACGCCGCCGAAGGTGATGAAATACCCGTAACCATCGCCGTCAACAATCAACTGTCGCGGCCAATCGAACAGGGTGCTGGTGTAGCTGATCTCGTTGCTGTTCGTGTTCCACGTGGAACCATCGTCGGTCGAGACCACGATGGCGCAATCTTTCGCCAGCGTGTTGTAGATCGCGGCGTACAGATTGGTGCCGTCAGACGCTATCCAAGTCGCCCCTCCGAACTGACCGTTCTGCCCTGAGAACGTGTATGTGTAGCTGCCACCCCAGCCCGCCGGAACCACGGTGGTCAGGTCCAGCACTTGGGTGTAGTCGGAAACCAGCCACGGGGCGAGGCGCGTTGCCGGATTCCACTTGTTGATGGTCATCGGACGGTTAATTTCTGCGGCTTGGAGATCGACTGAACCGGACCAGTAGAAGAACTCGCCCTTATGCTTGGCGAGTCCATACCAGTAACGCTTGTTCAGATCGTTGCTGCCGACCAGCGTGTAAATACCGTGCTGATGCAATCGCGGATCGGCTTGGATGATGACGAAAGTGCCTCGACCTGCCGGGTCTGTTCGGTTGTGGACGAACAGGCTTTCCCCCGTCGTCGGCCATCGAGTCTTCTGGTACAAGTCCTGCACGCTCGTGCCGATCCCAGTGCCCTGATAGGCGCTGCGAGCGAACCCGTGCGTGGACCGAATCTCATCGATGTTGCCGTCCGCATAGCCAAGCGCGGTATCGTTGCGCCCTGCCGTCGATCCTGAGCCATCGCCGCCAACACGGAAATTGGAATCGAGCTGCAACTCGCTGACCCCTTCTTGCGTGCCCAACGCACCGTGGCGAATCGTGATGAACGTGCGATCCGCTGCCAGACCCTCGTCATCTCGCCAGCGGCTGACAATGATGTGCTGCCAGCCATTCGGCGAATCCAGCCGGTTGAATGTGCTGGTGCTTAGCGCGACCGAATCGAACGTCGCCCCATTGTGAAAGACGATGCCGTAAGTCAGGCTGTCGGACAGTGATGCTTGGCAATAGATGTACCAGCTGCCCGCCGTGCCCCATGCCTTGTCGGAATGCAGGATGACTCGCTCCGTAGCGGCATCGACAGCCAGATCATTGGCACTCGGCTTGTAGTTGAACTCCAGTGACCATTCCCTGTCGCTGTAATCCCCATCGCTCGCGTTGTATGCCCGCAGGTAGCTCGTCGAGCTGCCCTGAAGGCTGATCGACCCGGAACCGAAATCCGTGGTCGTCACGCCGTCATAGACCGGCGGGGAGGCTCCCGACGTGGAGATAGTCTTGTTCGAGACCCCATCCACGATGGCGGATACATCGTCGGCCCTGACGAGCGCCAGTATGTCGAACGGCGCTCCGACGCCATAGGTGACGTCGTATGAGTGCATGTTGTTGCCGCCGCCGCTGCCGAACGACAAGGACGTATTGGTGTGAGCCGTGATTTCTTCCCACGTTGCGCCATTGTCGTCCGAGTACCAGCCTTCTGACTCGTTCGACTGCGTCAGAATCTGGTTGCCAGCCGAGCCGATCAGGATGTTGTCCCAGTCGTCGCCGGAAGGTGCATCCAGACTTTCGTTGACCAGCGTGGTCAGGTCGTCGTCCGAGGTCAGCAGTGTCTGGCCTCCAGCGACGTCCGGGGCACCCAGAATGATCTGGGCGATGGCGGCAAGCGACAAGGTCACCGGGATTCTCACTTCGACCTCCTGCGGCGTCGATGCGGTATCGGTGACCGTGACCAGTAGCTCGCCCTCGTAGGTGCCATCTGCCAGCGAGCCGATGGTCAAGGTCGAGTTGTCGGAGGTCGGCGAAGTGATCGTGACCAGCGGATCAGGCTGGGTCACCCATTCCCACGTGTAGAGGTACGGCGGGCACCCACCCGTCGCGTTGATCTGGATCGCGCTGGTCTCGCCGTCAGCAGACCCCGCGTAGTCCAGCGAGGCCGGAACCGCCGCCGCCGCCAACACGAAGGTGCTGCTGGTGCCCGCGATGACGTTCGCCCCATCGGAGATCGGCGAGGGTCCGTCGAACGGGTACGCCAGCGTGATCGAGTAGGTCGGCGTGCATTGCACCGGCACCGCAATCGGCGAGCAGTACCAGTCGTTGTTGTCCATCTGGATGTAGACGAACGACGCCGCGCCTTGTGGTTCGTCGAAGCGCAGCGCGTCATTGAGTCCGATGACGGTCTGGCCCTGCTCGACCGCGCCCGAGGTGGTGGTGTTCGGCGTGTAGCCGGGGTCCAGATTGCAGCACCCGGTACGGGGATCGTCTCCCTCGCCCGGAGGCTTGGATAGCTCAGGCGCAGGACGCCACAGCGCCACAGGATCGTCCACGCGCACGGGATTCTCCTGTGGGTGCTTTGGCTCCCACCAGTCGGGATGGACCAACAGCCCGCTGATGTGCCCGTCCTCGACCAGATCGCGATAGAGCATCTTCTGGCCGGAACGCTGGCATTCAGCTACTGCATGTCGTCCTTTTGCATACTGCCTTGTCCGACTCACCGATAGTGCCTGCCGACACGACGCTGTCGCCCGCTCTGCGGCACGATGCGGAGGTCACCGATTTCCTTGCTTGCGCCGAGACCTTCTCTCAGCGCGATCCCAGCCTTCGCGATCAGCTTGTCTTCCAGCTGGGGCGCGTACTTCTCAGCGAGTCGCGCAGCCAGTCCAGCGGCGAAGGCATCCTGCATGTAGTACGGGATGTCAGCGTTCTGCGCCGCTTGATCGTGATCCTCGTAGCGAATCAGGCAGTCGTAGTGCAGTACATCGGTCGAGTTCTCCGGCACCGTCCACAGCGTCAAGTCAATCGCGTCGCGTTGCTTGTCTGCGAAATAACGGTCGGGCCTCCCTTGCAAGTCCTTGTCAGGAATGTTCAGCCATTCCTGCCGGGTCATGATCTCGACCGGAGTGTCCACACCTGAGCGGCGCAGGACGATGTCGATGATGTCGATGATCTCGCCCGAGAGGGTGTACGTTTGGGTGCCCTGTGTAAGCGCCTGCGTGCGGCGCTCGATCTTGAAGTCCATGAAGCCCTTGGTCGCCCAAGAGACCAGCATGAACGGAATGGACCGACGCGCACTGAGGATGTGGCGAGAGGTCAGGCTGGCCGGATCGACCAGACATCGCTCATACGCCTCATCCACAATGAGCGCCAGATCAGGGTTCCAGAGGTATGTACCGCTGGTCGCCATCGTCAGTTCCTATCGCTTGAAGCGGTGTCCTGCACGACCGTGATCGTGCCGGAGCCTGTCCCTCCAAGAACCACGCGGATCGAATCGATGGGGTGCCCCCACTGATACGAGCCATCTGCTTCGGCGGTCTTCGCGATCCAGTTGGCCGATGCCGCCGCCACACCGTTGGCCGGAAGATTGACAGCGGTCGCAGGGTCGCCCGAGCGGATGTTGTCAATCGTCCAGCTCACCGAGGTGAGGGTGAGGCCGGTTACCTGAACGGTGGCGACCGTGTCGTCGCAGTAGCGATTCACCGGGATGTAGTAAGTCCCGGCAGCAGTCACCTCATTACGGACGGTGCGCATAGGTCACCCCCCGTTAATCGTTGACTACGCCATCGTCATCGAAGGTGTAGTGGATGTACGCCGTGACGTTGCCGGTTCCGGCGGTGCCGGTGCCGTCGTCGCCAGCGGTGATCTCCGCCTCCTCGGTCAGCGCCGCACCGAAGAACGCGCCAGCCGTGGCGTCACCAAGGACGATGGGGCCGGTCGTGGTCGTGGTCGCGCCGTTGACGATGCCGTCAGGATCGGGCGTCGCCGTCGCGAGGCCGATGTCGAACGCCGGGGCTGTGCCGCCCGTATGGCCGGACACGATGTCCACCGACAGGATAATGGCCCCCACCGGCAGGTACTTGCCCGTGCCCGTGGTGTTGGCCGCAGCGCCGTCGAAGGTGACGGCAAGCGCCACCGGGCATACTGCCGGGGTGGCGGAAGATTTGGCGGTCGTGCGCCCAGCGGAGCGCACTCTGCCCATGAAAGTCGAACGCTTACCCATCTGTCTGTTCTCCAGTCCCTTATCGGGTCGTCAGGGTACGAAAGGGCGGGGCTGACCGGCGCAAGGACGCAAAGCTCCGGTCAAGCCATTACCAGCTCCAGCCAGCCCCGCCACAGGGGTCACCCCGGTGCGGCGCTTACGCCGTGCCGGAGCTGCCGAAGGCACCGCGATAGTCGGACCAGCCGAAGCTGTACCGCTCGCGAGCCTTGTAGCGCATGTTGCCCGTCTCGAAGTCGCCCTCGATGCCGCGCTGGATGTTCTTCCGCACCATGTGCTTGAGACCATCCTGAGCATCCGTGATGAGGAACCATGCGTTGGGGTCGGTCAGGCGGTGGTTCTTGAAGCACCCACCGGGGACCTTGCCCAGATTCTTCATCGCGTTGATGTCGTTGTCGGCAGTACCCGGACGGTACGGAGACATCAGGATGCGCTCTGCGACGAACTCCAGATCGGGCGGCACGATCAGCTTCATGGGCCGCACGGCGATGTTGATCGACCGTTCGTCCACGTACTTGCTGATCTGGATGCACGCCTCCTCCAGAGACGTTTCGGAGAGGTCAGCCTGCGTCGCGAAGGTGTTCGACTGAACACCGCCGCCGTACAGCGGGTGGCTCTGCGAGAACAGCGGCACGCCATCCCCACCGGGGAAGCTGGCGTTGAAGCCGTTGTTGAGGATTGCAGCACCCTTCACTTCCTTCGTGTGCTGCATGGAGCGAGCCAGCGCCTTGGCGTACTTGGAGCCGATGGAGCCGTAGAGGTTGTCCTCCTCCGCTTCCTCGGTCATCGCAAACGCAAGTGCAATCGTTTCATGCACATAGCGTGAGGTGAACGCCTCGCCGCCACTGTCGTAAGTGACGGGAGCGCCTTCCGGCTTCACGGGCGCACCCGCGAGTCCGGCCAGCAGGACGTCTTCCTCGTATGCCTTGTTGCTGTTCTCGACTGCGAAGATCGGTCTCCACTCCTCGGGATACCGCTTGTACTCCATGCCGAAGACAGTGTTGAGTCCTTCCTGAAGCTGCTTTCGGAAAGCAGCACGATTCATAACAGCCATC